GACAATGAGCAAGCAACGGCAGAATTACTGCTTGCTGAAAATGTTAAAAGTGTGAACTATCGTTATCGTGATAATGAGGTTATGACAATAACTTATGACCCTGCCGCACCAATTCTGACAATTATTCAAGCAATCAAAGCGGCTCAATGTCTGCGTTATCAGTCCTGCGAACACTCCGACTATGAAGACTCCATTGCGTTTAAACTGATTGAAGCAATCATTGCAGACGCAATCCCTCGCCTTGAGGGTTACGATTCCGCAGAGTGGGCAATTGCTGACAAGGTGACAGCATGACGCAAACCCAAGCACTGACAAAAGCCCTTATTCTTGCCATAATTGCCCCAGATGATGATAGGGCAAACCATGCCGCACGATTAGCCGAAAGCATAGCCCAAGGGCTTAATGCTAAACAGGTCGAACAGTGCAAACTAGATGCGCTTGAAATGATAGGGGAAAACCCTTGATATACGCCACAATTGCTCTAATTTTGAAAATTATTCTCAGAAAATAAGTTAGTAACCACTAACATTCAGCCGCCTTCGGGCGGTTTTTTATTGCCTGACAAGTTAGTGAGCACTTTTCAATTTCAGCCTTTTTAAGCCGCTGTAAACGCTTGCCCTTTAAAGTGGGAAGTCTTCAGCCCTGAATTGCAGTTCCTGAGCGTATCTGAGGCGGTCTAAGAGCCTATTTTGTAGTTGTTGACGGGCTATGATGGTCTTTTGAAAACGGGCGCTCATTTCGCTAATTTCGGCTTTTGACCATAAAACGATTTTATCGGCTTTGCGCTCAAGTCTTAAACGGGTAAATTCTGCCCTTTCCTGTAAGCTAAACAATGGGCGGTCTGACAATGCTTTGTTGCAGTCACTGCATGAATTGACCAGATAAAAACCTATTTTGCGGTCTTTGAACCATTTGTAATCTTTGACTTCCAGCCACGATAAAGGTGGGCAATGGTCTAAATCTGTCCAATTGTCGCCACAATAAAAACAACCATTGCGACTACTCCAATGCCGTTCATATCGTGACCCATACAATTTAAGCAATAAAAGCCTTGTTTTACGCTTTGCAATGACTTTAGCCATGTTGACCCTTTCAATGTATTCCCAAGGCAAAAAACCCGCTTAAAACCGCCTATAAATCGTCTGCGTGGGGGTCGTCAACAAATAAACAGATTCCAACATGGTTCAGGTCAAAATCAGGGCGCAACCCAACCCTCCAAAAGTGTGCCGCCCATCGAATGCTAATCCTCGCACCTTCAGCTATTGACCCATTGCCAATGTGCTCAAGGGCTTCTTTTTCCTTGTCAGTGTAGAAAATAACTTGTCCCTTGGTGTTAGGGGGTTGACTTCTGTTTTTCAATGCCATGCAATGTGTGCCTTAAATATTCAGCGATTAAAAGGGCTTCAGCCTTGTTTATGTCCTTTTTGAGCTTCAATTTGGCTTCAGGCCAAAGGTATCGTGCCATGTCCAGCGATTCCCCTTTGTCAGCCGTTAAATGGAAATGCTTTTTCCACTTTTGGGGGGTGACTAAATGCACAGGGTATCGGGTTAATTCACAAACCGCACTAATCACGCCAACAGCACGACCAAACGCAAAGGTTGAGCTAACCCCTTGGTTTGGCATTGAATGGACTTGTTCCATGCAAATTTCAGCCCCTTCCTTTGGGTCAATTATTGACAATAGCCTTGATTTAAAAACCAAAGCCAAAATGTGCTTATCCTTATGTTCAATGTCAAAAGATTCAACATAATTACCATAATCATCAACTGCGCCTATTGCGCCTGATACGGCTCCGGGGTCACAACCAATCCACAAAGTCATTGTTTATCTTTCATTATTTTGGTCAATTCCTGACTGATTCCCTTGAATATCCCCAATGGGTGCTGTTCCAGTTCCTGTGCTCTGTACCATGCGTGTGCTTTCCAGCCACTCGTTGATGCTAGCTTCACTAAATGGTTGAGTGTGCGTTGGTAATGCTCTTGCAATGTCCCCTGTTGCCCTAAGAGCTGTTCTGACAACATGATTGGGGTGGATTCTTGTTCCATCTTTTTGCTCATCCAATATTCGGTGTGCTTCTTCTAATTTCATGCTGTTTTCCCTAAAACTGCCCTGATTTTGGCTAAAACTTCAGGGTTTGGTGGTGCGGTCTTTAGCCTGTCTTCATCCAGTTTGACAAGCGCAGGGTCACGCTGTGAGCTTGAGGGTACTGTCTGATGGACAACATCTGCTTTGTTGAACAAGGGTTTGGCAATGTTCTGGTTTCTCACCCAATTGCGCCATGTGGCTTGCCAATCCAACTTCACACCAGACGCACCCGCTTTAGCTACCCAATAATCTTTGAACGAGTCAAACACCTTTTTGGGGTTTAAGTCAGGTCGTTCTGTTTGGCAGAATTCTGTCCAAGAATCAGGTAACTCAAAATCTGTTGAAAGGCGTGAGCCTTTTGTTCCCCGCTTTTTCTCTACCTCTTTCTCTTTCTCTTTCTCTGTCTCTTTCTCTGTCTCTCTCTCTGTCTCTAGACTATCACTTTGATATCGGTCTGATATCACGCTGATATCGTCTTGTTCCAGCCAATGAGACAGCTTGTTTAAGCAATCATTAGTTTGCTTTTCTGACATTCTGAGTCTAAAAGCAAGGGTTTTCACTGGTGGCAGTCTGCCATCATCCTCGCTGGCAATTAACCAACACATGATGAGAACTTTGCTGGCTGTTGCATCCAGTTCATGCCAATCAAGGTCATCAAGAATGTCCCTGTAAAGTTTGACCCAAGGTGGTTTGCGGTCTTTGAAGTGCTGAAACTTCTTCCAATTTCTGATTTGCATAATTTGCCCAAAAAAAAGGGCTACACCTGAAGTCTCACCCTTTCGGATGTTGGCGGACTGGCGTAGTTCCAGCAGACTTCATGTGTAACCCTACTACGATTAATGCCGCCAAGCATTTCGTCAAATCATACATCAATAACAGTTCGTACTGCAATTGTTTCCATAGCAACAGGTTTGGCAAGTCACATACCGACCATTGGCATAGTAAGTATGTGTTGAACAAGCCGCCCACAATGTGAAGCTGGAAAGTGCTAAGTATGCGCCAATAATGACTTTTTTCATGTTTTCTCCTGTTGTTGACTCTTTCGATTCTCCATCGAATTCTTGAGTAAGTTTCTCAACCAAACAGAACCGCCAAGTTTGCGAAACTCTAACCATTGGTCAAACGTAACTCTAGTGGCGATTTTGAGTGGGCTTCCTGTGATTTCCGATTTGTGTCTAGCCATGCCCATACCTTAACAATCAATTTAATGTTTGACAATAAGGGTATGTCCTAGTGTACAACAGAATATAGTGTCGTACAGTATCCATTCAACAACTTGAAAGGCGTTTATGAAATTCGATGTGTGTTTAGATGAACTCAGAGACTTACAGCTTCCTGAGACTGAATGGGACTTGAGGGTTAAGTGGTCATACGACCCAGACTACAGTCCTAAAGAGGGACTCTACAAAAAATACGATTTTGTCCTCCAAAAGCTAGTTGATAGCAAGTGGGTTGACATCACGGACGAACTCTCCAGTTTTGACTTTGCCAAAATCTTGCGCTTGATTGAGGAGAATGACAATGATGACATTCTCTGAAGCCTTCGTGCGCATAGCATTCATTGTTGCCCTGCTGGTGGGCATAAACCATGTCTTAACGCCATCGCCACAATCACAGAGCATCCAAGTCATCAGCAAGAAGAAAAGTCTCTTGAAGGCTTGTATCAGGCTTCACAAAAGAAAGGCAAAAAACTATGCAACCGTCTGTGAAAAGCGAGGAATCTATGTCTGAATGGAAGACACAACAACAGGTCTATGACGAACTCAGAAACGACATTCTTGAAGAAGTAGCAGTCGAGATTGAGAAGATGCAAGCATTTGGGAAAGACACACTGAGTTCATTTGGAATTTTTATTAGGGGGATGAAGAAATGAACCCAAGAATTGCAGATGTAGCATCTAAAGTTGGATTTGATGCGGCTAAATATACATGGTTTGACTTCTTTGATGTATCAGACAACATTGAGGAAGAATTAAAAAATTTTGCTCAGGAAAGTGGCTGGAACAATAAAGAGCTTGCGCTTGATGAGTTTTATACACCATCAGAAAATATGGCTGTTTTGCATCCTAATATTAATAATGCAATTTTTACTTATGACAAATCAATAACTATTGGTAAATATACAGGTGCGGCAGTAATGATGTGGTCTTGTGATGGAGATGAAGTTCCATTGGCTGTATTAACAGCGCATCCACTTTATGTGGTTGAGAATAAATCATTTTTAAAGACAAATACTTTTATGAAAAAGCATTTTTTAAAATCTTTTTTAGATAGAGGTGATACAGAAGACCATGCTATGCAACAAATTACAAAATTTTGTATTAGTGCAGTTAATTTTGCTTGTTTAATAAATTTACGGGCGCATAAAACAAACGAGATACTTTTAGCGCACAACGCAAAAGGTTTAAATTTTATAAATCGCAAAAGAAAAGCAAATCACCAGCCATTGCTTTACACATGGAACACCATTGAGCTTAAACCTAGCGCACAAGTAAAACAAGAACACAAGGGTGGCACTCATGCAAGTCCAGCAAGGCATAAACGCAGAGCACATCTTAGAAAAAAAAGAGATGGTGGTTTTACATGGATACCTGAGATGTGGGTTGGAAGCATAGAAAACGGGTTGATAGTCCATGACTACATAGCTGATAAACAATTAACCAAATAGGAAACAAAATGAACACAGATAAATTTAAACAATCCGCACAAAAATTAAATTTGAATGAAAGGGAAAAAGCCGATATTGATTACGCATTGACTGTTCTTGAAAAAGTAACTAAGGCAGACATGTTGTTTGTTGGTCAAGTGCTTTCTGAATTGCAATTTAAAACACTTTCAGAAAAAACGGGTGATGAATATGAAATGCGAAATTGGAGCCTTGAGCAATGCAAAAGATATCTTGAGCTAAACACAGATAATGAAACAAAACACTAAAAGAATTGAGAAGATGACAGGCTTTGGTAAAGATACCATCAGCAGTTTTGCAATTTACATCAGGAACATGAAATGCCTAGACCTAAATCAGAATTGACGACCACACAAAAGCGCATTGGTGCAAAACTTACGACATGGCAATATGAGGAATGGAAAAGGCTTGGCGCATCAAAGTGGCTCAAGCAGATGCTGACAGAGAGCCATAAAAGGAGGGTGCAGGAATGACACAAGATGAAATCAAGTTTTATACCTATGCTCATTTTAAAAAAGACGATTCAACAATTTTTTACATTGGAAAAGGTAAAAAAGGTAGAGAAACCGTCCATCAAGGAAGAAACAAACATTGGGTCAATACCGTAAGTAAACATGGCTTAAATGTTGAAATTCTTGCTGGATGGAAGACTGAACAAGAAGCCTTTGACCACGAAAAATTTTTGATTTGGTGTTTTAAAGACATGGGTTACAAACTTGTAAACATGACAGATGGCGGAGAAGGTGTATCCAATCCGTCAGATGAAACACGACAAAAAATGTCGGCTTCACAGCTTGGGCGTAATAGAAAACTAACGGAAAACCATAAAACAGCATTATCACTTGCTCACAAAGGTAAACCACTATCTCCTGAACATCGCAAAAAAATAGCATTAGCAAATTCTGGCAAGAAAAAATCTTCTGAATCGATAGCAAAAATGTCAGCTAATGCTTGGGCAAAAACAGAAGAAGGACGCAAAAAATTGTCATTGTCAACGGCAAATTATTGGAAAAGAAAGAAAGGTTTGCTATGAACAGCGAAGAAATCATTGACATGGCTATACAGGCAGGTGCTTCACCTGACGAAAATAAGATTTGGCTTATGTATGCAGAAGAAATTGAAACCTTTGCCAAACTTGTAGTTGCCAAAGCAACAGCAGTTGAAAGAGAAGCCTGTGCAAAGATTGTTGAAGATTCACCATCTTATGACTGGCACAAATTTGCTTGTGAAGCCGCCGCCGCCATCAGAGCAAGGGGACAAGCATGACACAAGAAGCATTACGCATGGCGCTTAAGGCGTTGGAAACCCCGTCACCTATGGGGCAATACAAAGCCATCACCGCCATTAAAGAAGCCTTGGCACAGCGCACAGAGCAGAACTTTTGCTCACGATGCGGCAAACGATTGGGTGGCATTGACAGCATTCATACTTGCACACCACCAATGGAGATGAACACATGACACAAGAAGCACTGAAGCTGGCGCTTGATTTTGTTGAAACTGTACATGTTGGCGAATGGGTGGGTTCAATTGAACGCCAGTTAGAAGTTATCACCGCCATTAAAGAAGCCTTAGCACAGACGCAAGAGCCTGTGGCGCAACCAGCAAGTGAAGAAGATATGAAGATATACAAAACTATTGCCGCCAACTATCACAAAGACTTGTCCACCCCACCACAGCGCACAGAGCAGGAGCCTGTGGCGTGGCTTATTACAGATGAAAAAATCAACAGCCTTCAAGTGGATTCAATTCAACGCTTGGTTGACCGAGCAAGACACGCACACATGACTGACATCAAGTTGCGTATCAACGGTCAAGATGAGTGGCATCAGGCTGATTGGCTGAAGCATCTAACTCGCACCACCCCACCACAGCGCACAGAGAAAAAAATATGAGTGCAAGACAAAAAGCTATACAGAATGGCGAGAAACACTACTTCACAGGAATTCCTTGCAAACATGGGCATATTGACAAGCGTCAAGCGTCAGATGGCACTTGTATGGCTTGCTCAAGAGAAAAAACAATTAAATGGGCGCAATTAAACAGGGACAAATACCTTAAACGCAAGTTTGTATCAAACTCAAAACGTAGATTACAAGCGCAATTATTTACAAAACAATGGAAAGCAAGAAATCCTGAAAAAAGGAATGCGGCAGAAGCAAGTCGTAGGTCGGCAAAAAACCAAAGAACACCAGCTTGGGCAAATCATGAAGACATAAAAATGTTTTATGAAGTAGCAAATGTTTTAAGTCGTGGAGGTGTACTGTTCCATGTTGACCATATTGTTCCATTGAAAGGAAAAAAGGTAAGTGGTTTTCATGTAGAAAATAATTTACAGATTTTGCCTTGGCATCAAAATTTACAAAAGGGAAATGGATTATGAACATTGCAACAAGTGAACTTGAACATTTGCGTGAGGAAGTAAAAAACTGTCATCGCATCATAAAAGATTTGCAAAAGAAACGTGAATTTGTTGGGCTGACTGATGAGGAGATTGCACAGGGCTGTAAAGAATCTTGGGTAACTGAACAAGCATGGCAGTCGGCAGTTTGGTGGGCAGAAGACAAACTTAAGCAAAAGAACGGCTATGCCGAGGAGAACACATGAATTCAGCATGGGACTACAAAGGTCAGCCATCGGTCTGGACAAGAGATGCTGAGTTGAAGATGATAAATAATGGCAAAATTCTTGGTTTGAAACGCAGAGAACAAATCAGAGAAAAAGAAATTCAAGGCCATCATCCACTACAAGCAAGAAAGAATAAAAAGTGAAGACAGCATTTGACTACAAGGGTCAGCCTTCAGTCTGGTTGACAGACACTAAGATGAAGCGGTTTAAACAAGGCGATGAATTCGCCAAGAAGCGTCAAGAAAAAGGCGACATCAATGACAAGAACCAAGTGTTCATCTACTCTAAAGCCCTGTCTGGCAAAAAATGATTCAGCAAATCAGGACATTCTTTGGTAGACAAAGAGGTGAAAGCGGTAAGCGCAAAACCGAAGTCAAGATGGGAATTGCTTGGATTTGCTTGGGTTGCGGCAAAGTGTTCACTAACAAATCTCTCGCAGACCTTCATAAGTGTATTAGGGAAATTCCCTATATCAATTATGATAATGTCTGACAGAATACACACATTGATAGGTTTTTTAACAGGAGTGAATTATGGATTTTGAGAGAGAAAAATGGATGGCACTGCAAGACCTGAATCCCTCAGATGTTGCAGATGCGATATGCGATAGCCAAGCTATCGTTGAAGCAATCCAATCAAACGCATGGGCTGATGTTGCAGACATGGTTCGGTCAAGAGTCGAACTCAAAGCAGAACGACTTGCACAAACAGCATTAGAAATTCCATTGACTCGTTGGGTTGATAGTGAAGAAGAACTTAATCTCTGGCGTTATTACCGAGCAGAATTGGCTCGTGAGGCTATTGAACACAACAAGCCTAAATTGCCTAAAATCAACCCTTACACCAGCGAGGCCAGCAATGAAAACTAAGCTGAATTTAGAGAGAATCATTGAGGAGCATTCCAATGAGTATTACTGTGCGTTCTGCATTAAACCTCGCAATCCAACAGATCAATGTTGCGATGACTCGGTTTTTATCTTATTTTCAGATTTGGACACCTACACTCAGTTTGAAAGAGCGGCAGAGATTGCTCAGAAAGGCGGCTAGGCGAGTGAAAGAACAACCTAAGACGCAAAGGGTGGTTATGCCATCCAAACTCATCACCGACCCAACATTCGGGTATGTGAACTCAGCCCTGACAAATGTTCAGGATACATGGAAGAAGCATTCAACAGGAGTAAACAATGCTGGATTATTCAACAATCCTAATGCGGATAGAAAGAACGACAAAGAGTCTGGAGGACAAGTGCCTACACAAAAAATTCGTAGGGTTCAATAACGATATTGCTCAGATACACAGCGATTTGACGCTGTTGGCAATGTGGTCAGTTAATCAAGAGGCGATAGATATTTTTAACGATGTGATGGGAGTCAAGGAATGAATCAAGAAAAGGTGTTAACAGTGGGTAATTTGGTTGACAGAAAAGAAGCAATCAACAAGATGCTGTCAGCAAATGTCAATAATCACACTGAGAAAAAAGGCAATTTGACATATCTTTCATGGGCGTGGGCATGGGCAGAAGCACTCAAAGCTGATGAAGATGCCACTTTCAGAGTTGAAATGTTTAACGACAAGTGTTACATGGATATAAACGGCACTGCAATGGTGTTCGTCACAGTCACAATGTTTCGCAAATCAGTGACTTGCCAACTTCCAGTAATGGATTTTCGCAACAAAGCAATCCTCAATCCTGATGCATTTGCAGTCAACACCGCCATCATGCGTTGCATGACTAAAGCACTGTCACTGCATGGCTTGGGTTTGTATATCTATGCTGGAGAAGACTTGCCTGAAGGTGAAGGTTCAGACATAGATGTCAACAGCATGATTGACCATTTAGCGGCTATTGAAGCGGCATCCACCATTGAGGAGTTGAAAGATGTTTACACCACTGCTTACAGTGCTTGCGGTTCTGATAAGAATTGGCAGAAAAAAGTGATTGATGCAAAAGAAAAGCGTAAAGGAGCATTGAAATGAACAACCCACCAGCATTTCCGCTACACAACCACGGAGCACAGACTCTTGGTTTGCATGTAACAGGCATGACCCTGCGTGACTACTTTGCGGCAAAGGCTATGCAAGGATATTGTTCAAACCAACAGCACACCAGCAGTTGCACGGTTGGACTTACCGCTGATTGCGCTTACGAAATGGCAGACGCAATGTTGAAAGCGAGGGAAGCATGAGCGATATTGAACAAGTTCTTGAAAGACTTAGGTTTGATAAAGAAACAGGGCAGTTTTTTTGGGTTAATCCAAGCAAATATCACTTAGATTTAATTGGGAAAGTTGCTGGTTCTATTGGAAGATCAAATCCAAATAAAAAATATTGGGTGATTAAGTTAAATGGGAAAACATATAAAAGAGCGAGACTTGTTTATTTGGTAACTCATGGAAAGTGGCCTGAGCCTTGTGTAGACCACATAAATGGAAATTCATTAGATGACAGACCTGAAAACCTTAGACAAGCAACAGTAACAGAGAACAGTTGGAATCATAAATTTAGAAAAAGAAAGATAAATCTTCCAATGGGTGTTCGTGTTAATCCTGCTGGCACTTATTCCGCAAGAATATCAGTCAACAAAAAACAAATACACCTTGGATTTTTCAAAACAACAGAAGAAGCCTACTCTGTTTATCAGATGGCAAGAAAGGAAATGTATGGACAATTCGCCTGAAGTTACTCAGCAATCGCCCGAATGGTTTGCACAGCGTTGTGGCAAAGCTACTGCTTCTCGTATCTCTGATATTGTTGCTAAGACAAAGACAGGCTACAGCACCAGCAGAGCAAACTACATGGCACAGTTGGTAGTCGAGCGCATGACTAACCAAGTCGGAGAGTCTTACTCAAATGCCGCTATGGAGTGGGGCGTGGAGAACGAACCCTTTGCCAGAGCCGCATACGAGGTCAAGACAGGCAATACAGTCGATCAGGTAGGTGCTATTGACCATCCAAGTATTGCCATGTCTGCCGCCTCTCCTGATGGCCTAATTGATGACGATGGATGCTTAGAGATCAAGTGTCCAAACACTTCAACCCATATCGACACTATTCTTGGAGGTGAGCCAGCAAAGAAGTATTACGACCAAATGCAGTGGCAAATGGCGTGTGCAAACAGAAGTTGGTGTGACTTTGTGAGTTTCGACCCACGAATGCCAGCACACTTACAACTGTTTGTTCAAAGAATCCAGCGCAATGATGTTTACATTGCAGAACTGGAAAGTGAGGTTGTCCAGTTTCTCAAAGAAGTGGATGACAAAGTTAAAAAACTCAATGAAATTAAGGTGTAAATATGGAACAGCGCGACAATAGTGGAGTACTTTTTGCTAATGACAAAAGGGAAAAAGAATCACATCCTAATTATAAAGGAAACATTAGGGTTGATGGGAAAGATTATTGGATTTCTGGATGGATTAAAGAGGGCAAGAACGGCAAGTTTATGGGACTAGCAGTCAGCCCTAAAGACGACCAACCACAATCTCAAAGCAAGCCTAAAGCCAAGATTGAGGACATGGATGACGATATTCCGTTTTAAGGAGATAAAAATGATTGAAAAACAAATGACTTTTGGCGAAAAAGCCTGTGGAGTGACATTTAATCCTAGTAATGACGACATGGTACAAAAATTAAAACAAGCCTTTGCTGACCTTGTTGATACTTGTGATGATTTGCGCTTGAAATCAAATAATTCTGAAGAAAAGCGTATGTTGAGTCTTGCAATTACTGATTTACAAACGGCACAAATGTGGTCAGTTAAAGCGGTTACTTGGGAATATTGATGTGATTCAATGGGGAAAGCATAAGTGAGTACCCACTAACTTTGATAGGAGTTAATATGACTTTGAGTTTTGAAGAACGCAAACAAATCTGGTGGGATTGGCATAAGGAAAACCCACAGGTTTGGCAGTATTTTGAGAAGTTTGCCCTAGAAGCAGTAGGACTAGGGCGCAAAAAGGTCAGTCACTGGCTGATAATCAACAGAATCAGGTGGGAAGTCACCATAGTCACCACAGGCTCAGACTTCAAAATCAGCAACGACTACATTGCCTTTTACGCAAGACTCTGGCAAGCTAAGTATCCTCAGTACAAGGACTTATTCAACACAAAACAGATGATTGGAGAGCCAAGATGATTGAAAATGTACTTAACATAATAATTCTTTTGGCATTTGGTGGAGGATTACTTGCACTAGGTGTTTGGGTAATACTCCACTTCTTTGACGATTAAGCCATCAGAACATCAATGGCAGTCTGGGTTCGGGCAACCCTGTCATCCAAACCATGTGTACCGCCATTGATTCTCTTGGTCAAACCCGTCATATCGTTGGAATCGGCAAACTGATTCAGCTTATTCTTGTCCCAAAACCACCCTGCTGACAAAGCCGCATACTGAGGAGAAGAAACCAAGTCAGGGTCTTCCAACAAATCCACTCCCAAAGCCTCTCCACAAGCTCTGTAGTTGTCTTTGCCAGTCAACTGAATCAAACCCCTTCCACGGTACTTAAACCCTTCTCCAGAGGCTTCGTTTCCATTGCCCATACGATCAGCGTAGACCTTGTTGGCAATCTTCTCAGGATTGCGATGGTAAGGTTGCGCCACATCCAAAGATGGGAAACGCTTAGGCCAAACCTTAGTCAATCCTTCAGCAGAATAGTTCAGGTTTTCTTTGAGAGCAGTGAATCCACCGCTTTCATGAGCGCATTGCCCCAAGAAACAAGCCTGTCTCTCAGGTGTTGATATGTCGAAACGATCAAAAGTTTCATTGATTGCATCTATCCACTCCTCTGCCTTGATAGGCGTTATCTTTAATGCTTTGGCTAACTGTTCACTGTTCATTTGCTCTCCTTCTGGTTAATCATCTCTCTGACTTGGTTATAGGTTGCGATACAGGCGTTGAGCTTTCTGGCGGTGAGGTCGGCTTCGTCTGTGATGGCGAGAATATCTCTAGCAACCTCTGGCTGAAGTTCGGCTGTTGGGGGGTCAGATCGCTCGGCAACGGGGGCATCTGAGGCGGTTGGTAAGGTTGGGCAGGAGGGCGTTTTGACAGGAATCCGCAACCTGAGAGCACCAGAGTTAATGTCAGAATCACGCTTTTGAATAACGATTTTTGCATTCTTGTTTGCCTTTACCAGTTCAGTTGCTTGTTTTTGCACCGCTGTCACCAGTGCCTGTTCCTTTTGCCTAGCTTCTTGGTTCAGTCGGGCAATCTCCATCTGCTGTTTGGCAAACTCGTCTTGCCCACCCTTGTAATAACCACCGCCATAGGCACTCAGCATCGCCACTAAGATGCCAAGAAGCACATACGGGTTCAATATACTCATTCTTTGGCTTCTAACTTTGGGTCGCTGTCAGCGTCAGCATCAGCCTTGGCAATTGCCTTGGCACTGGCTGAAACAGCAGAACGAC